TGCCCCGGTCGCTTCCATGTAGTCGCGACCGGCACGGGCTAGCTGGTATGCCCACTTGCCCCGACCTTCCGGACGGACGAACGTGTGGATCTCATAGGTTCTCGGAGCGGTCCAAGTGCAGGCGAATCCGCCATGTTCGCCCAGCAGGAAATAGTTGTCGTGGTTCGCAACCGCACTCGTCAGGTCGATATAGACGTTCGGATCGCCGCCGACATACGGACGAATTTCCGGGTGGTTCACAAGAGCGTTGATCGTGTCGGCATCAAAGGACCGCTCGATCATAGCGGCTCCAGCACACCGCCGTTGTTATAGAACTTGTCCCCGCCGATCTGGATCGTCGGGAAGTTGACGACGCCCCCTTGGATATCGTCAATCAGTTGGTTGGCCTGATCGGCCGCGACGCCGGCCTGCGTGGCTGCGTCATTGGCAACCGCTGCCGCTGCCGATGCCTGGGCGGCTACGTCATAGGCCGTCTGGATCGCGACGACGGCTGATGCGAGCGCAGAATATGCACTTTCGATCGCCTCGCAGTGCTTCTGCCAGAACCGCTGGAATTGCCCGGTTGGACGGCCAAGCTTGTCGACCACCGGGAACGCGGAATTGAGCCTTTCCAGCCTCAGCCTGAGGTCGCCAAGGTCGACCGAATAGGTGCGGCTGACAGTGACTGGATTGCATGTCAGATCAAACATACAGGTCATAGCCATCAGCCTTTGGCCGATCGCCTCGATAGAAAGACCAAAACTGACCACGTCTGCTGTTAGACTCGGCATTATGCTATCTGAAGAATGCCGTTGATAGAACTGAAGTCGATCGGATATGATTCTGTATCGGCTAGAGTAATAGATGAGCCATTGTCCCAATAACAGATAAGCTCATTGTTTGTTGCCGTGTTATTGTATAGGACAATGTAGCGAAATGGTCCCACGGAGCCACCCGCTGCCGTGAACGTCACGTCGTTACCGACAAGCTTGTACGTCCCAGAACTTTGAGCAGAGGAAGTAATGGTGACGGTTAGTCCACCGGTCACGTAGCCGTTTCCGGGTGTAAGTTCTGTCAGATCAGACTTCTGCGTGTCTGAGGAGATGGGAGCCGTGTTGGTCAGCATGACCTTGAGCGTGTCCGAGCCAAGGTTATGCACCTTCTCGGTCAACGCCTCTACGAAACTGTTGAACTTGATTCCCGATGACATTAGCGACTTCTCCCCCCGGCCATCTCGTTCGCCCTGACACCTGACAGGGCCCACGGAGCGGGGTCAGTGGTGCGGAACTCCATAAGTGCGCCGGGCTCGTCCAATTGACCCAGGCGGCGCCATATCGACCTCACACGATAATCACCCTGCCGGCCGATCGCCGATGGCATCCAATCCCCGAAGCTCTTGCCCCCGTCTCTCGATAGGCGAAGCTCAACGACCGGATCGGTTCCCTGCCCCGTCAGGCTTGGGGTCTGGCCGGGACTGATATCGACGTGGACACTGTTGAGCGGTTCAGGCTTGCCGGTCTTGCGAATGATCGCACTGGCAATACGTTCGATTGGGTCGTCTCCATCCACCAAAGCGGACTGGTCCAGCGTCCAGATGATGCCCGTCGTGTCGTCACCGGCATAAACGGTGCTGTCGATGATGCAGCCCAGATGCGCGCGCCAGCCAGAGCGGTTCCAGGTCTTGAACTCCTGCCATTCGCTCGTTGCAGCATCATAGGCAAAGGTGCCGTCGATCGTGTTGACGCAGAGGAAATAATGACCGTTCCAGACGAACGCCCAGATATGGATCTCGCCAGCGCTCGTCCGGCCAAGCCGTTCCTCAATGCCGAAGTCGGAGATGCGGGTTGGGACAGCATCGCCGCGATACACGATCTTATCCTGGCCAACCCACGCAGCGGTGTTGTCATAGCTGCAAATCGAATCCCGGTTGACCGCGCCCTTGTCGTAAACCCTGCCTTCTATACGGGAAAACGGCTGTGTTCCGTCGCCGGTTGCCTGAAAGAACTCGGTCGAAGCCTCGCCGAACATCCATAGCTCGTCACCGACTACGACGATCCCGACCAGATTGTCAGGCTTACGCTCTGCGGAGGCGAAGGAGAGACTGTCCCACGTCTCGCCATCCAGCACCGCTGACCAGTAGAACTTTTCCGTGCCAGTCCGCGCAACGACGAACAGGCCGGCGAAATAGACGACGCTATTTTCGCCCGCGTCATCCGGGAATGTCACCGTAGTGGTACTGCTGCCATCATAGCAGTACATGTCCGAGCCGGTCGCAACGAGCAATTGAAGCTCACTGGCGGCAAAGCTCACACGCGAGGACGCTGCGACGCTACCGACCTCGTCACCACTGCGATAGAGCTTCCCCCCGCTAACAGCGAAAACCTCGCCGTTGAACGTGCCCGGCTGCGCAAATAGCCCATAGATCGGAGATTCGCTCACCGTCGTGAACTGGACAAGGCCGGGGCGGCCGATCAGGCGCAGCGATTTGTCGGCGCCCACCTCAAGGTACTGGTTGACGAGCCGCGTTTCGGAGAACTGCCCCACATTCCTGCGATAGGCGTTGATGCCGAACGGGATGGCGACCATTAGAAGTAGCTCACCGGCGTTGGGTCTTGGGTAGATCCAAGCTTCATGCTGATCATGGTGCGGAATTGGCTCGCCAGGCGGGTCAGGGCTGGCGTCAGGGGCATATTGAAGTCACCGGACAGGTTGACACCCAGGCACGCGGCAAAGCCCCTAGGGGAGCGCCATGCGATCGGGCAGTCATCGGCAAAGGCAAGCCCGCTGAGGCTAACCCAGGCATCACGATCCCAAATCCACGTGTTGCGACCGCTATCGTCAGATATCTCGATGACGGTCAGGTCGCGCGGCTTGCGGTAGACGCCGTCAGAGCCGAGCACGGTCACCGGAAGCGTCACGACAACGGTAGTATCGGCAACAACGCGGTCGAACTCCTTGGCGGTGTAGTCGGTAGCGGCATGATAATCATTCAGGTGCCCGAACATGCCGGAATGCACCCAGCCGGTCAGCATGGATTGTAGTTGATCAAGCGCAATCTGGGCATCAGCAGCCGTTGGCGTTTCGTTGCCGCCGTACACGCCGATCATTCGCAGCGCGGAAGTTCCCAGGTCGCGACAGGTCGTCATCAGTAGAGCGCCACGATGTCCGTTGCGGTCGTACCGGTGCTATAGACACGGCGCATGGCGACCGGGATAATCTGTCCGTTGGCGAGATTCTTTACCAACGTACCGGTCGCGGATGCTGGCGCGGCTACGGCAGTCGCTGTCAGATTGCCGGCTGTGCCGATAATCAGCCCACGACAGCCCGCCGGCAGATCGACGGTATCGCTTGGCGTAACGGCGCGCATATCCGTTGCCGGACCCTGCCAAAGGTTCTCAGCCATTAGGCTATCTCCGAAAAATGAGGGCGGGAGCCGAAACCCCCGCCCAGATCGTTACGACGTGGTGGAATCTTCCACGACGTAGAGCAGGCACAGGGTTACTGACCCCGCCGCACCAGTTGCCGCATTGACGCCGGCAACGCCGACGATCAGCGTCTTGGCGGTAAACTGGTAATCCAGCCCACCAACCGTCTGTTCAAGCGAGAGCGTGCCCGCCTGACCAACGGTCGAACCGGAAAACAGGCGCGTTGCTGAACCTGCATCGCCGATATTGAGCGTAAGCGCCGGAGAGCCGTTGGTGTCCATGTCGGTGGCCGTGAGATAACCGCCGACGACGCGAGCGCCCTTCGGCATGTAGCCGAACTGGATCGTGTCGGTAGTAGCCGGTGCCGCAGCGCAGGTTACCGTCTGGCGGAACTCCTGCACGTTATAGCGCTGGCCATGAACCGCGATCGGGTTCTTGTTGGCCACGGCCGGAGACTGATAAGTCGCCATGTCGTTGTTTCCTTGTAATGAAAAAAGGGCGGGAGTTACCCCGCCCAATCAGGCTTAAGAGTCAGCCGCAGCGCCAACGAGGACCGTGAAAACGCCATTCTGAACGCCGTTGTAGGCGATCTTCTTGACGCCAAGCAGTTCTTCGATGGCCACACCCGGGCGGAACCCATAGTCCTTGAGGTAGTCGGTGCGCGGGGTCGGTTCCTGACCCCAGGCGATGCCAACCGAACCCGAGCCGCACAGGAACACCGGGCGAACGTCCGCAGACGATCCGCCGATTGCGTTGAAGCCGGCCGTGGCGCAGTAGTCATCGATTTCCGGCACTTCGCGGTGCAGGACACCGTCGTAGAACAGGTCACCGTCCTGGAAGATCGGGTTGTTCTTCCAGCCGTCATCCTCGCGAGCGCGCGCATTGGTGTTGGCGCTCACGATCGTGGTATCCGCCTTGAAGTCGCGGAACGAGCGAGCGCCATGGAAAGCCACGAAGAATTCGCGACCGTTCATGCTGTCCACCCGCCACGGACGAATACGCGGGTTGGCCGACTTGGCCATGCGCTTCGCCAGTCCCATGATCGGAACTGATGCCTTCATCGCCGACGTGACGTTAGCCGCTGCAGTCGAGAAGGTGGCGTTATAATTCGAGATCGCGTTACCAAACAGGATGCGATCCGAATTGGCCGCCGTCCACGTGTTCTTGTTCGCTGCCGTAGCAACATCGAAGTTCACGAGATCGGTTGATGCGCCGGACGTGCCCACGACCACCGAGGCCATAGCCTTGATGATATCGTCGCGGAGCTTTTCCGACTCCCACACATTGAGGCCATCCTTGGCCGCGTTGAGCAGGTTGACTTCGGTCTTGTAACTGGTCGATTTGGGCACGCGAACCGCGTTACGCCGCCAGTCGATCGACATGGCGAAGTTGAAATTGACCAGCTCCTCTTCGGCACCGTCCAGAATTTCCGAACCGGTGACGCCAGAACCGGTCAGGCGACCGATGAACGGGATGTTGATGGTCTTGCCCGCCTCTTCCTGAAGCTCGTAACGAGTCAGGATGATGCCGCCCTTGTTGAGGTCGGCGTTCGACATGTAGGGCATGAACCGCGAATCGCGCACGTACTCCTGGAAGTACTTGGCGATCCACTTCTGCTTTTCGGATGCAGAAGCGAGAACGACTTCAGACATGATCTATTTCCTATTGTCCGAATAGGCCCGCATATGCGACGCCCGGACCAGCCGGGACGTGGGCCGCACCACCGCCGGCACTAGGTGCGGAAGCAATGGAGCGCGCAGGGATTGGGGCCTGCTCTTGGGGAGTAGCAGCAGCCACGGGGGCAGCAGCCGATTGCGTGTCGGGCGTCTGCGCGGCTTGCCACGCGAGGAACGCTTCTATTTTGGAAGGATCGACGGTAGCGCCCAGCTTATCGAGCGCCTGAGTGCGCTGATATTGGGCAACCGCAAATCCATAGGGGTTGCGTTGGGAGAGAACTTGCTGATGGAAGGACGGGTCTTCGGCGAACCGCTTGACCGCCCAATCCTTGACCGCGTCCACCGTCTCGTTGCCGAACTTCTCGCGCGTCATCTCTTCCGACATGTCGAGCTTGGCACTGAGTACGGCTTGCTGGGTCTGGTCTAACCTGAGATCGACATAACCCTCATCATCCGGTGACGGCGCGGGCCGTTGGAACTGCCGAAGCTGATCCTCCAGTGCCTTTGCCCGATCACGTTCCGCCTTCAACTGGTCGCGCGTATCCAGAACCGCCGCGAGAGGCACATAGCCTTCGGGGATGACTGGCTTAGCGGCCGGCTCGGGGCTGGGAATCGGCGCGGGCGCCGGCTCATTCACAACCTCGGGTGGCGTTTCGACAGGCGCAGCGTTGGCAGGAGCCTCAACAGCGCCGGGTACGTCTTCAGGTCCGGCTTCCGCCGGGTTCAGAAAGTCCAAAGTATCCATTGTTCACCCTCGCCGCTATTGCGTCAGCGGCTCCACGATACGCCCGGTCCCCGGCGGCAGGTTTCCGCTTTACGCTGCGGCAGCTGATCGCCCGTTAACCCCGGCGGCGGGTACTGGCAGGGGCGTTGCGGCCTCTAGCCCTGTTGCGAACATGTTGACGTGAGCCTCGTTCTCGAGAACTTGCGCCTTCACGGTGTTGAGAGTGGCCACCGACTGATCCACGGCGATCTGCGCCTGCATTTCGGCTGCGGCCAATTGCTGTTGCTGTTGCGCGGCCGGATCGGGCTGGCTTGATAGCTCTTCAAGCTTCTGGAGTAGATCAGCCTTGTTCGGCAGCGACGACATCTGAATGAGCAGCGGCAGCGGGATCTGCACCGCGTCGGCGCGGGCCAGGTCAACCAGCATCTGGAACTGCTCTTGCTGGAGCGATTGCGTGTTGGAGACGGTATCGAGGATGATATCCACGTCCATCTCAGCCAACTGGTTTTCGTAGCCCAGGATCACCTCTTGCGTTCCGACCATGGGCATACCCGTCTCCGGGTGCGGCACGATCGCGGGCACTTGGGCGACCTTGGGCTGGTTGATCCCGATATACTGAGGCGCATTCATGTCGTCGGTGACGCGAACGTAATCCTCCGACTTCCAGAATTGCTTGGCACGGGTCCAACACGCCCGATAGACGCGAAGCTCCCATTCCTCGATACCGCCCAGCACAACGGCCAGTTCGGTCATGCCGGCCTGTTGGCGCACTAACTGTGCCCGGCCCGATTGATCCTCACCAGAGCGGCCCAGAACGGCCGGGTTTGGCCCCATGCGCTCGATCTCTGCGGTCGAAATGCCGAGCAAGTTGAACTGGCCCGTCGACATATCGGTTGTCTGGGAAGGCTTGAACCCAAACGGGATCACACCGTCCGGCCGGGCAGCTTCCTTGCGGGCAACATCGGCAGACGCATCAAAGCCCTCAACATCGGTTTCGAGCTGCCGACTGTTCAACAGGTGCAGCAGCTTTGCGCGGCGCTTGTTGATCTCGTCCTGCGGCCCGCGCATGTCGCGAACGATGCCGTAGCGGTTGTTCTCTCGATCGATAAAGCACGACTGCGCTACGATCGGGCACACAGGCCGCCCCTTGGGGTCCTTGTATGGCGATAGCTCTGCCGAGATGATGCCGTTGCCGTAGAACGTGCAGCGATACCAGTTGGCGCCCTCGCGGTGATACATCTCCACCACCAGCACACGGCGGCGACGGGGATCGATCCATGTAATAGCGCTGTTGCCGGGGCGGTCGGCGAACGTCATGCCCATCTGGGTCATGGCGGCGTCAACGCCGACTTGTATCTGCCCCTTCAGGTCGGGATGCGCCGCCTCCAGATCGTCGGCGTACATCCACTTGGCAAAGCCCAGATAGCGGGCGTCGCCGAAGTCCTGGCGCCTCGCGCGGGGATCGTAGAAGAACTCTTCCCAACGCCCCTGGACTATCTCAATGCGGCCATCCTCGTTGGGCTCGACAATGACCGCGCACGTGCCCTGCACCAGATAGTTCTGCGCAGCATCGATCCGGACGGCGTGGAAGTTGCTCTCGTCCGCGATGAACCGCAGTACCTTCGATGCAACGTCGCTCGATTGCTCATCATCGGGGTTGCGAGCATACGCCCTCGGACTCGTCTTGCCCTGCTTGATGACACCCAGCGAGCCAAGGACCGCAGGGCGCACGCGATTGAAGATAGCGTCCGGCTGGCGGCGCTCCTGCAACACGCGGCGCTCGTCTGCCGTTAGCTGGTAGCCGTTGAAATAGTCGTCGTCCGTCTGGCTCTCGATGCGCCCCTGTTCGGTGACTGTCTGCGATTCCGTGAACATGCGCTTGTATTTGGCGAGGTCGGGCGCCTGCGTGTCGCCGTTCTGCATCACCTGTGCGTTGTCGGGCTGCGATCCAGAGGCGGTTACAGGGTTTTCCATCCGGTCCCGCCTCCTGTGTTGCGCCTGAAGCTGTCGCTGGGATTACGGCTAACGTCCCTCACAGGAACAATGGCCGCGTGAACTTGATCAAGCGCGCGGCCAATGATGCTCGCCGCGTCAACCTCGTCGTCATGTTTGCCGGCTGGGAACGCCAGGAACTCGGCTACGTCTGCGCCCGGCTCCACGAACACCATGCCCATCGATGCCCTGGCCTGAAACCCCCGAGCCCGCGTTGCTTTGTCGTGGATCGACGGCAGCCATTCCAGCCGGCAATGAACCTGTCTCTCACGCATACGGCGCAAGAGCATCGGCTTCACCGCTTTCTCAATCACCCCAGCCTCACCGAACCACGCCAGAGGCCTGTACCTGGCGATCAGGTCTATCTTGCGCTCGATCCACTCATCCGCTGCCGTCTGGCCTCTCCAGCCATCCAGACGATAGAGAGCGTCCTTCTCGTCAACGCCCCAGATCCGATGAACCGTGTAATCGCCCCCGCCATCCGTCACCGCGTAGTCACTGGTGCCGTAGATGCGTAGATGCTCGGGCTTCTTGTCCCATTCCTTCAGCCAGTCTCGCTGGAAAAACGTGCCTTCGTCCGGTTGTGGCCGCTGCTGATAGAGCGCTGACCATTCGCGTGCACCGATGGTGTTCTTGATGCGCTCCAGCGCCGGGACATCGTACCATTCCGGCCAGAGCGCTTTGCCCTGCTTGTCGATCGCAGGGAGATCGAGAACAGTCCATTGCCCGCCATCTTCAATCCGACCATCCTGCTCAAGCAACCTGCCGGCCAAATCGTCCTCATGCCAACGGGTCTGAATCAGGACGATCGCACCGCCCGGCATCAAGCGCGTATAGAATGTGGAGCGGTACCAGTTCCAAACCTTGTCGCGCTGATTCTGGCTGTCCGCTTCCTCACGATCCTTGAACGGGTCATCAATCAGCCCAAGGTGAGCGCCTCTGCCAGTTGTCGCCGTGCCCACCCCGACCGCGTAATACGCGCCGCCATGTTCGGTGTTCATCCGATCCGATGCGCGGCTATCCTGCCGCAGCCTGACACCCGGAAACACGTCGCCATGCTCGGGCGACGATAGAATGTTTTTTACCTCGCGCCCGAAATCGCTAGCCAGATCGCTGTTATAACTGGACGCAATGATTTGCTTGGCGGGATTGCGGCCGAGAAACCACGCTGGGAATCTCTTCGATGCCTTCTCGCTCTTACCGTGACGCGGAGGCATGAATACCATGAGGCGGTCAATCTCGCCGGCCTCAACCTTCTCCAGCTCAACGTCTAGCCGCGCCTGATGATGAGCATGGATATAATCCGGGCTGGTGTAACTAGTGTACGCTGCCAGGCTTCGGCGCGCGCGCTCCGCTTGTATCTCCCTCAGCGTTGGCGCTCTTTGCGACAAGAGCCTCAAGCGCGTCGAGTTCATCGGTGCTGAGCCCAGAGAGGTCATGCCGGTGCGTCACCTCTGCATTGTAATTGACGTCCAGCTTGTCGCCGTATTCCTTTGGCAACCACTTGCCGGCCAGTCTCAGGCGCGTGTCGATACGAACACGCTTGTTTGCGACCTGAACGGGATCGTTCGTGGGCTCATCAGCGATATCGAGGCACTCTTCAGCAAGGGCGTGAACACCTCGCGCGCGCGCCGCGCGGAATTGTCCGGCGAACACTTCATCAATCTCAATCCGCTCATAGACGGAAGAGCGCGAGAGCATTCTCGGATCACGACAGATGCGAGAAAGCGGTTCTCCCTTTGAAGTGCGATCGAGCAACTCCGCAATCATGTCATCGGCAAACTCGCCTTTGCTCATGACGCGCTCCTAAGTGAACCCGCCGCCCTACTGTCTCGTCGCCTGGCTGATCGTGCATCGACGGAGGGAGGGGCGGCGGGAACCGGCTGGGTTCGGAAAGGGGAGGCGACCATGCCGGAGTGTTGATCAATGCAGTCGCAGCCCCGCGATTTGCAGGGGGCGACTGTGGTGGCTCGGCCACGCGGGACAGTCTAGGCCGCTTGAGCGGCGGTGTCCGAATTAGACACGCTCGCCTCTAGCAAATCTTGAGGCAAAAGCCAAGCGGCAATTGTGACCTTGAAACTGCCCCCAAACGCGACAAGCGCTGACTTACCGTCGCTCTGCTCAACGATGCCTGACAAGCCGGCGAATGCTCCGTCTGCGATGTCCACGCGAGTGCCGATCGGAACAACCGTGCGCTGCCGTTTGCGCTGATCCAGCGCGGCGGTTTCCTCCACATGCCTCAAGCCGAGAATGTCATTGTCCGAGACGATCGGGACGCGGTTGAGGTGACGGAATATCGAGAATGCCGGATGCGGACTGAGTATCAGCGTCCGTAGGCGTTGCAGTTCGCCGATATGCACCGATCTCGCGAACACGAATGTCGGCATGATCGGCGTCGGGCTATCGACACGATCGCGAGCCCTGCCCTTTCGCTTCGTCACGCTGCCAATCGGCGTCCATGCGGAGATGCCGCTGTCCCTAAGTGACGACGCAAGGCGCATCGTGCTAGCGCCGCGCGTGCGCAGGATGCACCAACCTTCTTGCCCCCCCATGATAAA